GTTTGCATGGGAAAGAACTAAGGGACGACGCTGAAGGCTTCGTCCCTCCCGAGGCAGTGCAAGCTGCAGCCAAGCGTGGGCTTGAGCTGCGTAAGAAACATGGTAAGGGCGGGCTGTCTACGCAAGAAGCAGGCCAGCAAGGGATTGGGAGTGGCGTGGCTAGGGCTACAAGCTTGGCCAATGGCAAGAAAGTCAGCAAGGCCACGTTGAAACGAATGGTGGCATTTTTCTCTCGACATCGTAAAAATAAAAGCGGCGGAGAAGATGATGCTGGTTTTATTGCCTGGCAATTATGGGGAGGCAATGCAGGCGAAGCATGGGCAAAACGCACGCTTAAAATGTTGGAAAACGAGGACGACTAATGGAAGGCTTGCAGATGGTCCAAGAGGATGACGGTATCAGCGTGCTTGAGGCATTGCAAATTCTTTCGCGAAATGCCCATCGCAACACTTCTCGTTGGGAATTTGTGCATAAGCATGTGTTCAAGAATGGACGTCTTGAAGAAACGCATGAATATGTAGTTAGCTCTTATGACACTCCTGATGAGATGTTTGAACCTGCTAAATTTCTTGTTTTTGAAGCCATTGCAATGGCAAAGGCTTACATTATGGAAGATCTTGAAACGCAACTTGCGGCAATTCGAGGAGAAGATGATGATGATGACGATGATGATTAAGCATCATCGTCATTGCGCGTGGCATGTACAACAAAACTTGGATAGCCAAGCAGCCAAAGTACGCTGAGTTGAAACAATCCGCTTAACGTCCGAATTTGTGCTGCATCGGGAGATAAGAGGCCACGTTCAATTCGAGAAACTGTAGCTTGATCACAGAATAATGATTTTGCCACTTCTTGTTGCGAAAGTCCGCAATTAAGACGCGCTTGCTTAATGCGGGAAGCGATGAGCTGTTTTGCCTCATGGCAAGACAGCGAAGGAGCCTTCACTCGTTGTGGACGCATAATGTTATGCAGCGTGGCATATTTTCTAATAGTATAATGTGTTTCTGTTTGTAAAGTATATCTATGAGCGCTACATCCTGTCGGTACGACGTTGCTCCGATCGAGAAGTTTGAACTCACTCCTGAAGGTTATCTTCGAGTGTGGGCTTCAATTGCTCGAACGGGCATTCAGCATTACACTGATGCCGATGGTTCAGTGCGTAGGGAATATCGTCCCGAAACTGAAGTGGCGTCTCCTGAAAGCTTAACCTCATTTGCGGGGAAAGCTGTGACAATGGAACATCCATCTGTTCTTCTTGATAGTCAAAACACAAAAAACTATCAAGTGGGATTTACTGGCTCTGAAGTGATTTACGACAACGGATTTGTTCGTGCAGTAATGACTGTTACGGATGAAGAAGTTATCAAAAAGATCATGGAGAAGGATGTTCGCGAAGTAAGCGCTGGCTATCGCGTCAATTATGAGGCGACTCCTGGCGTTACAGATAGCGGCGAGCATTACGATGGCATTCAACGTGCCATTAGTGGTAATCACGTTGCTATTGTCCGTCGAGGCCGCGCAGGCCCGCAGGTGAAGTTACATCTGGATCGTCTAGATGCTGCTGATCCATCCCTAGTCCTTACTAACGAGGAAACAAACCCAATGAGCGCAAAAGTTGCTTTTGACGGCGCTGAGTTTGAGGTGAGCGAGAGTGTTGCTCTGGCGATCACTAAAGAACGAGAAGACGCCAAGATGTCCTACGAGGACATGAAGAAAAAATACGATGAGCTTAAGTCTGCTGCTGATGAAATGGCTTCCAAAATGGAAGAAATGAAGAAGCAGGAAGGCAAGAATGACGCTGCCGAAGGTCGCGCTGATGCTCTCGCTGAGCAGGTGGAAAGCCTGCAAGCCGAGCTTGAAGCCGCCAAGCAAATCAATGTCGATTCGATTGTCGCTGAGCGCATCGCTCTTGTTGAAAAGGCTAAGCCTGTTCTCGATGCAGAATATGCATTCGCAGGCAAGTCTGACCGTGAAGTGATGGTTGATGCCATCAAGGCTGTTCGCGGTGATTCCGTCGCACTGGAAGAGCGTTCTGATGATTACGTTCTCGCCATGTTCGATGTGATCTCCAGCGAGGCTGCTGACCGTAATGATTCCACTAAGGAACTGCGTGAAGCTGTCGCCGCTGCTCTCGTCCCTGCTTCTGCACCGTCCTCTTATATGGATCGTCTGCAGAACGCATGGAAATCCCCCCTGTCTGTCACTAAGGAGGCTAATTGATCCATGGCCGTTACTTTTTCTGGCGTGAGCACTGGCGTCACTGGCGGCGTGCAATCCGCTTATGCTCTTGAACTCACCGCTGCTCTTGAAGGGCAGTTTGCTGATATTGCTGACAACAGCATTGCCACTTTCGTGAACGAAACTAATGCAGTGCTTGCTTTCGGTAATCTGATGGTTGTCAACACTGGCGGCACTGTTGGCAATTCTGCTAAGACTATTGCTGCTACTGGCGACACCGTTGTTGGCGTGAATGCCCTCACCTATGTGGACGAAACTGCCACTGATGCTAATTCCCGTCCGGGCGTGGCTGATGAGCAAGTTGTCAACGTGATGAACAAAGGCGTTGTGGCTGTGTATTGCACCGCTGCCGTTGACTTCACGAGCCCTGTGCATGTGTATCACACTGTTAACACTGGCACTACTACTGGCTCTTTCCCTGGTCGTTTCGCTGCTAGTGGCGTGAGCGGCAAGACTGCTGCTCTGTCTGGCGCCCGTTGGGTGTCCAAGACCACTGCTGCTGGCATTGCTCTGCTTGAGCTGAATGGGCCTGATTTCACTCTCACCGCCGACACCTGATAGGAGGAACCAATGAGCGAATTTCGTCTTGATGACGCTGGCCTGTTTCTTGATCGCCAGCTTGAATATATCCGCCCTCAAGTTTTTGAAGTTGAGTATGCGGATATTAAATATCCCACAATTCTGCCTGTGACTAGCGAAGCTGGTCCTGGTGCGCAGACCTTCACCTACCGCATCATGGATGCCACGGGTGACTTTAAGCTCATCTCTGATGCTGCTGATGATCTGCCGCGTGCTGATGTGAGCCAAATCGAGCGGAGCATTTCCATCCGTTCGTTCGGTGGTTCTTTCGGTTATACGGTGCAGGAACTGCGTGCGGCTCAAATGGCCAACGTCAATCTGGAGCAGCGTCGTGCTTCTGCTGTGCGTCGCGCCTATGAGGAGAAAGTTGAAGCAGTGGCAATGTTCGGTGAGGCTTCTGTGGGTCTTGCTGGTTTCTTCAATAATTCCACTGTGGACGTGGTTGCGGCTGATAAGTGGTTCTCCACTTCTGGCGTCACCAGCCAAGAAATGCTGGACCTTTTGAACTATGGCGTGAGTGCCATTATCAATGGTTCCAACATGAAGGAACAGCCCGACACGATCCTGATGCCTTATGAGGATTACAACACCATCTCCACTCGTCGGAACTCCGATTCCTCTGATGTGACGGTGCTGGAATACTTCATGCGCACCAATCCTTTCATCCGCAACATCGAGCCTATTAACCAGCTTGATGCTGACAAGAGCACGCTTACCAAGAACCGTATGGTGATCTACAAGCGTGATCCGCAGAAGGTGCAATTGCACATCCCCCAACCGCTGGAACTGTTCCCGCCCCAACAGCGTGGTCTGGAATTCATTGTTCCCGCTCATGCTCGCGTTGGTGGCGTGTCGCTCTACTATCCGAAGAGCGCACTGTACCTGCAGGCTCCTTGAGCCAACTGAGGGAGGGGCGGTTAAGCTTTAGATGGTGAATTTGTAATTCAACACATGCTCATTGCTTACCGTCCCGAACTTGAAAATCCGCCTCGTGAGGGAGGATTTGGGATTATCACCGAACGTGGGCTGATTAGCCTCACACCTGGCCTCAATCAGGAAATTCCTGATGAGCAATGGGAAATGGCTAAACAAAACCCCACTGTCAAGGCTTTGATGACTATTGGGTCGATTGAGGAGATGAAAGAACGGGTGGAAGTGGCAACTATTCCACAATCTGTTGAAAGTCTTTCTCAATTGGCCCTCACGCAAGCCATTCAAGCCATTGAACTTCTCCATGATGAAGAGAAGCTGACTGATTGGAAAAAGATTGAAGGGCGCGTTCGCGTGCGCAATGCAATCAATCGCCGTCTTGAGGCTATTCGCGTGGGGAAAGCATGACAGTAACGTATTCGGGATTTCTTGAACGCTTCCCTGAATTCACACCCCACCCTTCGGGGATTGTGAACGGAGCTATCGAAAGTGCTAGTGCTGATGTTTCTGAAGACATCTTTGGAAACCAAGCTGACAGGGCCACTAAGTTTCTTGCCGCTCACATTATTGCCATTCAATTGGCGCAAATGGGCATCATGATTGGTGCCACTGAAGGCAAGGTTTATGGCAAAGGGCTCGATGCCACGATGTATGGCCAAGAGTTCAAGCGACTTTCAGATAGTGCTTCCAATGCTTCAATGATTGGTTTTGTAGTTTAATGACCAACCCTGCGCCACCATTAGCAAATGCAACGCTCGTGTTTGCGGTGGCAAGTGGTTACGCCGTTGACTCAGCTACAGGCAATTATGTTGAACTCACTTCTGAAGCAACGTATTATGCCACATTGAAGCAAAGTCGCGATCCAAAATACGAGCAGCGGATTGGGGCTGATGAGACTGCCATTTATATGAAAGGCAGAATCGTCAGTCCTCTTGCTTTTTCGGGAGTGCCCCCTGGCAGTGTGGCGGAAGCCACCGTTGAAAATCAGGAGGGGCGTTTTGAATTGCTCCCAACAACGGAGATGACTGATCATTATCGACAGTTTCTCGGCACTCCTATCCATGGCTACTTTAGAGTGGTTGGAATAGGAAGTGTACTTAATCGTTAATCGCTCCTTCGCATTGCTTCAATGGCTATTCAACATCCCACTCAGATTATCAAGAGTCAGGA